ATCTCTTGGCATTCGTCTTGTCCTGTTATCTTTTGCTGCAATCCATTCTTTGTTAGTTACTAAGCCGGTTGACAAAGCCCCAATCATTGAGCCTAAGTTAGCCGCTCTTGCCGTTTCCGTTCTAGCAATTAGCTCAGCTCTATAATTTGTTATCCCTGTTGTTTTAAGTAAAGCAATAATCTCCGGCATTGTTAAGCCTTCTTTTTGTCCTTGTATTAAGAACTTTCTTATTTGTTCCTTGGTTGTATCGGTAATATTCCCAGATAATTGCGCCAATCCTTTTGTCTCTAAATACCTAATAAGAACATAAGAAAATAAATCAGTTTGAGCACTTTTAGTTTCCATTGGAACGTATGCGCCCTTTGTGCCCTTTTTAACGTCTTTCTCGGCTATCAATGCCATTTTGGTACCTAATGCAACGTGCAACTGTTTAATCGTCTTCTCAAGTCCCTTATCGCTAATTGCGTCAAAGTCTTGGGTACGGCAATAAGTGTCCACCTGTTTTTGTAATTCCTTTTTGAATTTAGGAGAATACTGAACTAAGGCATTCATATAAAGTTTCCTATAATCTTGCCAAATCATTTTTTATGGCTTTTGGGGTGTTGGCTCCGTGATAGTTAAAGGTTGAAATTGGTCAATAGGTTGAAGGCCACTAGGAACGTAAAGTTTTTCTAGCTCTTCGGTTGGAATATAATCAGGGTTTTTAAGTCCCATTATCTCCATCTTTTGTGCCGGTGAAATCCACCACGCAGTATTTAACCAGGCAACTTGCTCAGCTTTATTTGCTTCTAATTCTTGATATACTTGAATGTCATATCCTATATAAACGTTCGTTCCTTTATAACCCCAATCACTATGCAATTTTCTATTCAACTGTTCTGCAATAGCATCTAGTAAAGGAATAGCGCAACGCAATGTTAAAGCCTTTTCGCCTTCTCTTTGGTTGTTATATGTTTTGTTGTCTGCATCGTTTAATAATTGGCTAGGCACTCCGTAAATATTACAAAGTGATTTCATATCCCACTTTTCACTTTCAATGATATTTAACTCAACCGGACTTAAACCGATTTGTTTCCAGTCCACCTTGTATCCGGAAACTGCTATTGAATTAAAGTTACTCGCTCCGCCTTTCTCACTAATTGATTTCTTTAATGCTTGAGCTTGTTGAGTTCCACTTGTAGGGTCGAACCTGTCATCGTTCATAAATAATACACCGGCCGGTCCGCCATTTTGGAATGAGGCAACCGCAGCCGTCTTAGCTTCGTTGGATCGTGTCAATGTTCTTGCCGCTGCCATTAAAGGAGATTGTCCGTAAAGTTCGTTACCGGTTACTGTCCAATAAGGGTTAAAGTATTTATCGTGTAAGATTTCTTTTGTATCAAATGACCATAACTTACCGTAGTATAATTGATAGCCAACTCTAGTCGGTGGGAACACTTCAATATCCGCAATGATTGCCATAAACTGTGCCGGTAAAGCAAACAGTTCAAAAGGTTTGCCATCGTTAGCTCCGCCTTCAATCATTTTAGCATAGATAAAAGTATTGCCGGTTAATAGTTTAAAGCCGCACCATTGTTCTACTAAATCCGCCCAGGTGTCCTCTTCGTTAGGATATTTAAGCAACTGATTTAAACGTGCGTCTCCGTCGTATAATTCAAATGCTTTTTTATGTAATTGTGTTACTTCATTCCAATTCTCAATCTTATCCGGCTGCTTCATCAAAGACTTATATCTCTTTGCTGCGGTTTGGTCAATAATCTTATAAACGTGGAAAGGAGCAAGTTTTGCTTTATCAGTAATTAACTTTACGATTGAATAAACTATGTCGTTTGATTGATAGCCATCTCTAACGTAAGCCTGTGCGTTTTGTCCTTGCCAAGTAACTATCCCTTGTTGAATTGCTACTTGAGTATTGAACGGCATTTGAGGTAAAACAGTATTTACTTTCTTTTTACTAAAGAAATCTAATAAGCCCATAAATGTACAATTTAGTCAAAAATACGATTTTTATATGTAAACAAGAGTTGTATTATTTTTAGTATATCCACTAAGTCTATTAATTAAAAGCTGTTTTCCTATCCCATAATAAATTGAAGCGTCTTTAACACAATCAAATATTTTCCCATTTTTTATATCTTTTACTTTTTTGCAGCCATTTTTAGGAGCAGTTCTTAATCCAGTTCTATAAGCGTGTTTGTGATTATTAGAATGTGTAATCCATTCTAAATTTATAGTTCTATTATCCGTTTTTATACCGTTTAAGTGATTAATACAAGGTAAATTATTAGGATTAAAAATAAATGCTTCAGCAACCAACCTATGTATTGTTAAATGTTTTTTTATCCCATTTGAGCTTAAAATAATTTGCATATACCCTTTTGATTGTAATTGAGGTTTTAAGTATCTGTCCTTTTTTATACTAAAAATTTCTCCGTTTTGACTAATTAAATAATCTTCAAATCCTTTTATTGGTTTCATAAAATAGAAAAGGGCATCAAAATAGGCATAGTGAGATTATGCTTCTTTATCTGCCCTAATAAGTTTTAATATTGGATATCTCACATCCCATACAAATATACAAATTAAAATACACTTACTACAAATTTTGGAGTATATTCAAAAATCATTCTCATAGCTAAACAGTCCGAGAAATCCGGAGACCGGCCAATCAAAGCCTTTACTTTATCCTTTGGTATTATTCCCATACTACTGTCTTTGTCAACGTGCTTTTGTTTTACTTGCTCTAACTCTTCTATAATTAGTTGCTTTTGTTTGCCGTCGGCATTGATATATAATTTACTATCATTTATTAACTCGGATAACTTATAATAGCATTGTGATTTAAGGTTATCATAATTCTCTTTTGCCTTAGTAATTGGGTTTACTAACGCCCTTGAATTATTGACAAAGCCTTTGCATCTTAGTATATCGCATACGCCGCCACCTACTCCGTCCTCGTCCACTACGATATTAGAAGTAGCAACCTGGTATTCCTTTTGTAGTTTCTTTATTATCTCAGCGACTTCGACAACGCTTTTACCATTGTATTGAAACAGTTTAACACGATAGCCACTCCATAAGCCAATGACAGTACTATCGCCGCCGAAACGAGCAACGTCACAAGAAATGTAAGATGGACCGTTAGGTAAATAATCGCTAGTAAAGCAGTCAAGTATTTTTTCATAGTCTATTAATTGAGCAGGATCGGATAAGTATTCCCAATTACCATAAAGTAAACGCTCTTGGCTTACCTTATCTAAAGTTAATAAGTTCTCTTTATAGTGCTTTGATATGAAGGGATTGTCATCTATTAACGAGGAAATAAATCTTTTATTGTGCTTAATTGTTTTGTCTTGCATAGGCTTGTAGAACTCCGAGTAAGTCCAATTCTTTGCAGGGTTGCAGGTGTAAAGTATCTTAGGCACTAAGTCGTTTTGGTCTAACTGAAATCTTATTCTTGATTTAATAATGTTCCGAGCTTTGTCGTCAACCTGGTTGGCCTCGTCAATGAATGCGTCCGTAATCTCAAGGGAACCTAATTCATCAAAGTTAGGGTCACTTGGATAGGAATATAAATCTTTAAGTAGGATAGTTGAGCCGTTAAAGAACTCTATTTGGCTCATTTGCCCGTTGTACTTATAATGCTTATTAGACTCAAGCCCTTGCATCTTTGCCACTTGAAAGAATGATACTAAGGTAGTTTCTTTAAGCGTCTTTAATACGGCCCGGCCAATCAATCCTCTAGTGTTTGGATATTTTAATCTTTGCTTTAATTGCCAATAACAACCTAGCGCAGTCTTACCGCCACCGGCTCCGCCACCGAATAGTATTTCGTTTGTTGTTTTATCCTCGAGCAAATCGAGTGCAATAGTTTGTTTTATGGATAATTCCATTATAGGCTGCCCTTATTTTCAACGTATGTTTTTTTCTCGTCCCAATTTATTGTCATTCCACCGCTTACCTCTATTTCTGTTGATTGCTTTGCTCTGCCCTCTAACCGGTCAAGTATTTCTTTATAAGCGTTTAAATCGCCTTTAAATGCCTTTTGTAATACCATTAAGTCTAATTGCTCGGCCACCGTAAACTCTTTTTTTTGGCCTG